GCTGTAATACCATTCTTATCAATTGTTACTTTATCGCCACTGATTTTAATGACATCAGCGTCGATTCCTTTCGCTGTTAGCCATTGTACGATTGTATCCGCATTGATCTTCAACTTAGCAACATCGATTTGAATCTGTTCAGCTGTCTGATTAATAGCCGAGATGATAGTGCCTTTTTGGACAGTACTAGTAATCGCTTTTTCGGTTACGTCAATACGTCCCGCTTGTTTTTCTACATACGCTTTATCCGCATATTTTCCGTCAGCCTGCCCTTTCGTATATACTTCTGTTTTAATTGCAGCAAGACTAATCCCCTTCGCATTCACAGAAATAAGACGCTCTAATTCAGTTGTTTTCTTGTTGTAATCTTGCGTAGCTACTTTTTTAGATATTTCTCCCATTAAATCTTGAGCGTTTTTTGTAACAGTATTCTTCAACTCAGGAATTTGAAAACCGCCAACGTAGTCTTCTACTTGCTTAATTTCTACTTTGGCCTTAATTGCTTGTGCTTGTTGTTCTATCTTTGTGTTAGCATCAGTGATCTGTTTTCCCTGTGTAGTTTGTGTTTGCGTCAATTGTTTAAATGAAGTAGAAAGACCGCTTGCTGTTTGTTCCACATTACTCATACGCTTTTCAAATCCAACTTGACTGTTTTGAACATTTGATACAGTAGTTTTAACGCCTTCCACACTTTTTTCAATCTCAGTTGTTCTCTTGGTGAATTCATCATTTGTTACTTGGTTTTCTGGAGCTGGTGTCCAATCCTGTGGTTTGTTCCCTTTATATAAAGCGACCCATTCTACAACGGCTTTTGTAGTATTACTTGGAAAGTTATATAAACTTAACTTCCGTTCATTTCCACTTGTAGCCGCAACTGCTTTGAAAGTTACGTAAGTTATTCCATTAGCGTAAACACTTGTTGCATATCCAACATTATTAGAACCGCCATTCTGCCAAATTCCAAATTTTTGACCTTGAAGGACACTTCCCTTAATCACAAAAGTATATTCCTCACCTGTAGAGAAATTTTCAGTTAGAGAATATTGATTGATTAAGTAATCTGTTTTTTCGTATTTAACATTTGAATCTAATAAAAGATTACGACCTCCAGCCTTATCGTTATTAACCTTTGTTTCTACAGTTGTTAATTTCTCACTGATCTTGCCTGCTTGCTCTTTAATTTCAGTTGTTGTTTTCTTCAGATCAGTTGCAGTTTGTTGCACATCAGATATTGTCTTTTTTGTGCCTTCCACAGTTTGCTCGACTGTATTTATTTTATTGCTGATATCAGTATCTTTTTTAGTTAACGATTCAATAGATAATTTAAACCCGTTAGAATCCTGCTCAAACCTTGTTACCTTCTTATCAATTTCACCCTGTTTATTTTGCACATCAGAAATGGTACGACTAACACCTTGTAAGCTTTCTTTCACTTCATTAAATTGCCCTGTTGCTTGTTTTTGCGCTTCTTGAACCTTTTGATTTAATTCGCTTTTTGTGGTCTCGATATCTTTGCTCACCTGTTCCAACGTTTCTTTCTTAACGGATTCCACATCAGGAACAACAGGATCCCATTTACCATCCTTCCACAACTTCAGAATACCAGGCTTGCCTTTGCTGATATCTTGCCACAACGTTTTTCTATCCTTTAAGTTTTCTGTTGGTGGATTTACGCCTTCAATAATATCAACGATATTATTCTTCAAGTTTTCAGCCACTTGTTCAGCAATTTTCTTTGCTGCTTCCGATTCTTTTCGAATGACTTCTGTTTCTTTTACGTTTTCTTGAAGCTTTTTATCTAACATATCTAGTAATTCTTTAGATGCTTTATTTGATAAGCTACCCATGATTTGTGCGTATAACCTATCGATCAGGCTTCGTGTATCTTTAATTTCACGATAATTACCAAAGATATATTTATCTTTCGATGGATCAGTGTCACATTCATCAGCTGCTATTAACCTAGCTTCTAAGAAAAGTGGTGGACTAAACCCTGTATCTTTTATTCGTACCGTATCTCCTTTACGAACCGATTCATGAGATAAACCAAACACTTTTTCAAGCGCTACTGCATTTACTTCATATGAAGTAGAACTATCAATTCGCTTCTTTAATTCGGCTTCGGTTAACTGTTTGAGTCGTTGCTTCGTCATATCTTGATCTTCTGTTTGTGGTGAATACATATCGAATAAATGTTTGCCATCTTTCGACCAACGTTGTAACGCATCGTTATTTCCTACATAAAGTTTGCCATTGTTTATTTCTTCAAATGTGAGAAATTCACCAGTTTCACTATTTTGTGGACCAACACCTACAAGAGCGGTTACTACATCTTGACTATTCTCAATACGCCGGATGCCTTGTGCATCTTTTCCTAACAAGAATTCTTTTCCGTTGTCACGTCCTACTTTTTTTATTACATCTACATACCGACCGACAATAAAAGATCCCATTATTTCTGTTCTAAAACGAATCTCAAGTTCAAACGTAGATGCGATTTGTTTTAAGAGATCAAGCGGATTTGTAAAATCCTTAATATGAATGGTACGTATACCAACAAACTCAGTAATCCCACGTTTCCACTCTGTACCTTGTAAAGCAAAGTCCGTAGATTCATTGACTGTAGTAGCTTGTATAGTTTGTGGTTTAATTACAGTCGCTTTCTTTAGCTTTGTATGTTCACCTAGTGCATAAATCTTTTTTGGACGACCTGCTGTATCTTGTTCTACTTCTGTAATAATGTATGAAACAAAAGTACCGTCACGAGTTTGTTTAACGACAAGGTTCTGTTGTATAAGTGATGCCGCTATCTTTGTACCATCAGCTGTTGTGAACTCAAATTTATCTTTGTTATCTTTAAGCTCCCATTGGCGTAAATCATCCCAATAATCCTGTTCTTTGATAACACCTACGATTTGTTCTGTTTTAAAATCCACAATGTGTAATAGAATATTTGCTTTACTCATCTGTAACGCTCCCTATACGTGACATCTACTTGTCCAATGTTATTTGGGGATATTTCGATTTCATTCTTTCCTTTTTCAATACGTATATAGTCGCTCATAAAATCCTTTATATTTATCGCATCTGCTCCGTTAATACGGCTACTAATAATGGCCTTATTGCTTCCATTCTGAAGTTATCAGCTATAATCTTTTTAACCCCATATTGTTCTCTCATTTCTACAAACCAATCAACAATATGCTGAGGATTAATAGTCGGTTCATCCACAACCGTTAGTAGTCCTTGCTCTTCCCATTCTTTTATTGGAGCAAATTTTTGTTTTTTAAACTCACCTGCTTTTTTAGAATATCCATAATAGATATCAACAAATTCTTTTCGAACAAAGGAATGAGTTTTAAAAATGTACTCCCCATTTTGTCTAAATAAAAGACCACATGCTGCAAAGTCTCGAATACTTGCAAAGTCTAATGCCCCTATGCATTCTTGAGCATATAAATCAGGAAATGGACGATTTGTAGCAAGAATTTCTGACCATTTCGCAACAGATCGCTCCAAATTTGTAACCGGCAAGTTCATTCGTTTTGTCATGAACTCCTCTCGGTTGCTTGGATCATCCTCTAAATCCTCATATTCTTCTTTTATCGTTTCAAGTAATCCCTCAGCATACTCACTTAATGGATCAGATAACATCGGATTCGCCATTTCCCAATTATCGATATCATCGACTTCTTTTTCATCATTTAATTTACAAATGAACGGAAAGATAGCATTTGGACGGGCTTCACCATTTAAAACTTTCATTGCTTTTTCTTTTTGCTTATCTAGAAATCCATCTCGTACATACCCGTCTGTACCAATGTAAAATTCACGTGGGTTTTTCTTTTTCCCTAAACCACTAATGTGGACTCGAACATCTTTATTGCTTTCATATTGATGTATTTCATCAAATACAACCGCGCCATCACGCAAACCATCTTTTGTATCTCCATTAGACGTTCTAAACTTCAATATACTTCCTGTTGCTTTAGAGACAGTTTGGGTTAATGTGGTTTTAAATGCTCGTTGCAATATTTCATTTCGTTTGACGCATTTATGAACTTCATCTGGACTGGTTTTCGCCTGCTCTTCACTGTTTGCAACAACGGAAATGTTATACTCCGTGATACCATGCATTTCACTAATTAAAAAATGAATGATGACTGATATTAATCCGTTTTTACCGCCACCACGTCCTAGCATCCACAAGAATTTACGATAAAATACACGCCCGTTTTTCTTATAAAACAAAAAAACGAATGCTATTAAGAATTTCTGAAATGCTTGCAATGGGAAGTACCATTTCTCTCCAAAACGGATACACTTCTCAATCATTTCATCATCAAAATACAAATCGTCTCTGTTCAAAACATATTTTTCTAGATAGTCAATTAACAGTTCTCTTTCTTTGTTGAACTTTATTTTCCCACTCCTATAAAGCTCAATATATTCATCTACATACTTTTGCCTGATCATATTAAATCACTTGGACTGTATCCCGTATTAGAAGCACCCACTTTAGGAACGAATTTTATATCTCTTCCTAAAGCAATTAAAGAACTGTTAATTTTGTTCCTCTCACTTATAAGAGGGTGGGCTTTAACAAAAACTTGAGAACCATTTTTTACTGTTACAGATTCACCTTCTTTATTAATGGTTTTATTTATTTTTCTAAATGCTTTGACCAGATCAATGTATCTTTCTACTTTTTCAACTTCGACTAAATCTGTGATATCAATACTATTCATGAGCTGTTCTTTTAACCTCACAATACTAACAGCCATCTACCCACCCCCCCTTACGTGCGTAAAATCGAAAAAAACCTGACAGTTAACCCCCTCCTCCGGTGCCCCTAAGACGAAATTTTGATGAAATATTTTAAGGGGGGGTGTTATTTTTGTTTTATTTTCACCATTTCTCATCATGTTCCCATTGATTTTGTTTCTTTTCGTACATTCTTCCATGTTCTTTGTTATGGCAATTCACACAGACTGTTTCAAGGTTATCTATATCAAGCGCAAGCTCCGGATGATGTTCTAGTTCTTTTATATGATGGACAACGAGTTGAATCTTCTTACGCTTTGCACTCTCACTATACTCATTGGTATCTGTTTGAACACGACCATTACGTTTACATTCCTGGCACTCATAGTTGTCACGCTTCTTCACTTGTTCTCGTATGCTCTTCCAATCACCACTGTCATAGAACTTACGCTTCTGTTGTTTGGTTTTATATTCTTTCATCATTCATCACTAAGAACTCATCCATAGTTTTATCTATCAAACTAACCATTGCTTCTCTTTTTTGTTTTTGCGTTGTATCATCTTCCAGCTCATTAAAGATTGGGATTGCACTTTCTAATTTCTGTTTATCGATACGTTCGTTTACAAAGCCCGGTCCTAACATTGGAATGCATGTACCAATTGCTACCGCCTGTTCTTGTTTAGTTAGTTTCATTTATCTCACTCCTTAACCAAAATAAAAAGCATCCACTATGTGAATGCTTTTCGAATAAATTCGAGCTTTAAAAATCCTTAGATTGACAACTCCCTCGTTCTTGAACCATTGTAACGAGTAATCCCTTCCTGTCCAAAGAAAAAATTTCTAACCAATACTATTTCATCCTTTTCATATGTATCCACACCAACAATCGCAACCCCAGTAGTTCTATTAAGTTCCATACTTATTTCGCAATTAGCCCTAGGATTATCCTCGTAAAACTTGTGAATTAGTCTAACAACTTCGTCCATACTAATTATTGAACTATCAGCTTGAATTTTAAATTGGAATTTCCTTTTCGATTTGCCAATTTGTACACTATTTATATTATTATTGCTATTATTTAGAGTATTAATGAGATCAGATAAGTTATTTTCTAATGAATCTATACGATTCAGCATATATCTTGATGGATCAGTTTCATCAACGTTTTTCATTATTGAATTACTTTCAATTACTCTATAAATAGGATTATCCGGTTCTTCATCACCGATAGCTTCCACAACCATCTCTTTAAAATTATTATTTAATTCTATTACACCAGCCATATCATTAGTATAGAAAATAGTACGTTCTTCCGTGATATCAAATGGTAGTCTTGTACCCTTTTGACAAATTTGAATTACTGGTTTTCTTGCAGCGTGTCTAATGGCAAGCTCGTACATTACATTTGGATTTAAATTTGTAAGGTTTGCTATAGCTAGATCACATTCTAAAACACTCGTAATGACTTGTTTATTTATCGAACCAGGACTTGGCATCCTATGAGCTACTTTAATATTCTCTTCATCCAATCCCATATCAACTAGCGCCGGAACAATTACAGCATCTATTACCCCATCTGCCGCCCTTCTTATATCAGATTGATCATCACCAATCGGTGTGATAATGAAACAAGTTTTATCTTTATTTGGATTATCCATCATTTATCCCCCATATTGTTTTAATACAATTTTATCATCTACTTCCAAATTAAAACAATATAAAGCTGTGATCATCATTAAAAAGAGCAACCATACATCAGCTACCCTTTCGTCAATTTCTTTTGTCACTACTATACAAATATGGTAAATGAAGTTTTATTCTTCTTTCAATCACTTAATGCCATTACATTCCGCTCCAAGAATATTAAGTAACAGGAAGAAGAGCAAAAGCTCTCCTTAATAACAGTATCATTCAATCATTACCATCTGCTGGTTTCGGATTTTATGTGCCATCATTATGAAATCATTTAGACAACATATAGATTATAAAGAAACATTATGAGTTGTGTTTTCCGCCACTTCTCACAATACAAGTATATCACGTTGATCCCAAAACAACCGGCACATTTCCTGCCAAAAAGCGGTCACAACTCTGCCAATACTATTTGAATCTTTCTAAAGCCCTTCTATCTAATCTATATCTCTTGTTCTTTTCCTCTTTTTAATACATAGATATTTTCGTTCTTTAGATTTGCACAATAGAATCCTAAGATAGATTTAAATTATTCTAATTTATTACATTCACTTTAACTATTACAAAATAAAAAAGAGAACTTTTTAAGTACCATTTTTTATTTTTGATCAACTAATTCAGCTAGCCTATTTATCTTTTCATTATATTTTTGGACTTCACTACTTCTTATATCATTTAAAAAGTTATAGCATTCTGTACATGCTTCCATAAACTCAAGTAAACTTTCCTTACTAATTGAATCCACCTGAAGTGTATATTTATCAGCATCGGTTGGCTTTGGATGGATAAAAGAATTTCGCAAAGTAATTATTGGATTAATTTTATCCCAACCTTTTTGTTGTAAAAACGTTTCTCCACATAAAATTTGTAAGAACCAATCCAATTTCTCTTTAATTTTCAACCTAGTTAAAATATTATCTATCTTAGCATGACTCATTCCGTGCTGTATTTGTAACTCTTGGTGTAATCTTTTATTTACAGCACTTTCAAGTATTGATACAGCTTTAAATAATAACATTTCTTTGTTCTCAGAGAAATCTTCTTCATCAAAACGATCTAACATCTCCAAAAATTTTTTTTTACTTTGATGAAATCCATGAGTGACTAACATCATATTTTTCTGATCCAATATCTCTTCTTTATCTAATTTTTCCATAATAATCTTTAATGCAGCATCTTTATTTTCAATATACAAATCATCAACATCATAATGAATTAATAGCCAAGGTAACACTTTTTTTAACATGTAATTCTTAATTTCTGTTTCTTCCATTAATAACTCCCCTTTTAATAAGTATAATTGTTACTAAACGTTATATTATTACACCCTCCTTTATCCATCCATAATTGATTCCTCCTTGTTACTAATTTACTGTTTATCCTTGTAGTCTACAATATAATAATTTCGAGTAGCATAGACTTTAATAGAGTCTTTTTAGGAATATATTATTATTTATACAAAACTCATATCATACTCTCTTTTCTCTTTAAGCTTTCAAACAACGTATGTTTCTAATTATAACAATTCCCTAATTCCACCCCACTTACCCATATCTTATATTTTGTGTAACTAAGCCAAACGTTACAGCCCTTGATATTGATAGCTTCATAGCACTTTCTCTTTTGAGTTACACAACATAATAAAAATGAGTAACCGTATAGAATAGGGTAGCACCACATGGTCATCAAGTTAAAGGTTTAATGTACCAGCAATTAGGAAGATTTTATTCTGTAAGTTTGATAGTGATAGGATACAGCCAACATTTCGGAAGCTTTGTATGTTAGACGAATTTTAACCTAAAAAAGTCGAATTCTTGTACGTGAAGTGCAGTGATATTTCATTCATATAATCCGTATTATCTGAAGTTAATAAAGTCTGTTACACTCTCTTCTTTAGGAACGTTTCCATAATATCCTTCTTGAACCTTTCATAATCAAAATGAAAAGCTACATTATGCGTTTTATAGCCTGGATTAGTAACAAAACGAAAGTCTGCAATGCTTTGACCAAATCCTTCCCCTTGATCAGGAATTACTTTAATGGGTACCCTTGAAAGACTAACAGCCTCTTGATTCAGCAAATACCACACCGTTACAAAATCATGCATAGGACTTCCACTTATACCAGGATTAGACTTGGAGTAGAAATTATAATAATAATCTAACATAGGTTTGATGATGAGTCCTGCAAGATCCTGTGTATTCCGATGAAATGCATCGATTTGCTGGACCATTTCGGGTGTAACAATCGCATGTTGAGTCACATTTAAAGGAATAACCGTCAAGTTCTTTGCATGCTGCAGAATTAAGTTTGCTGCATAAGGGTCTGAGTAAAAGTTAGCTTCAGCCACAGCAGTTACGTTACCTGGATAGAAAAAAGCTCCCCCCATGCAAATGCATTCTCTTACGTTTCGCATTGTTTCTAAATTCAATACAAAAGTCGTAGCTAGCGAAGAAAGCCTTCCTAAATTGATAATTGTAAGATCTTCTAAATTTGATTCTATAATTTGATAAATATCATTTAAGGGATAAACTGGATATGGAATTTCAGGGGGAATAATAGGTCCTAATCCGACTTTCCCATGTACCTCAGGAAAATACTGAATTAATATACCAGTCAACGGTACAGAAGCACCAAGGAATACAGGTATCTCTTCTCTTCCCGCAATGTACTTCAAATAGTTAATATTCCTTATTACATTTTCTCTTGATACATTTCCATAATCGGCTACAATTCCTACAAGTTGAATGTCTTTACGAAAAAAGGTGTACAGCATAGCAAACGCATCATCAATCCCCAAATCTGTGAACAGGAGAACCTTTTTTTGCATATCTCTTCCTCCAAAATTTATAGAATTCTACTTTCACTAATGATGTAGTGATCAGACTAAGCTTGTATGTATATATTTTATGTATTCTTAAAGAGTGAATTCTATTCACTTGAAATAGCTTTGCTCATCTAGATTTGATATTATGTTCAAGCGTAAGTTTCTGTTCTTAAGTCGATAGGTATGTGATGCTATCCTCGAACTAAAAAGAAAAAGCAATGATTAGATTTTAAACCTAGTCATTGCTTTATCCATTGCATCTTGGTTTACTCCTATATATCTTAATGTTACCCGTTCACTTGAATGATTGAATATCTCCATTAGCAAAGCTATATTCTTTGTCTGCATGTACATATGATACCCAAATGTCTTACGTAATGTATGTGTCCCAATCTCATCTAATCCAAATTCTGCTGCTGTGGTGCTAAGTATTTTATATGCCATACTTCTTCCTATTGGCCGATTCTTTCCCTGCCTACTCTTGATTAAATATTCATGATCTTCCATCTCTTCAATGTACCATTTCAATTCTCTTCTTAATGCTGCGGTAATTTGAATACGTTTCTGCTTACCCGTCTTCATTTTACGCATTGAAACGTGACTTCCCTTTAAATCACCTATTTTAAGCCTTAAGATATCACTTATACGCAACCCTGTGTTAATTCCCACCACAAACAAAATGTAATTACGTTCATTGGTTCCCTTTAGGTATGCTTTAATCTGTTGTATTTGCTCTGGATCACGAATAGGTTGAACAAAGTTCATAGATCCTCCCTCCCATTCCGCTCTTCTGTCTCATATACTTCTAATCTAAGAGCAAAAGCTAGTTTATAAAAAGCATTAGATTTATTTCGTCTATATGTACGTTCACTCATACCAATCTCGTTATAAACCATGTAATCAAAGACTTCTTCATCTTCCAAATATCGTTTTACAATAATGTCTCTTTGATTTTTGCTAAAACGACTTAATGCCTTATCAATTTGAAAAGATAAACGTTGTAATTTCACTTCTCTTTCACTCATAGCAACATTTGCTAAAGCGATATTTTCAGCTGGCTTTCCTACTATATTGGTTGGACCGTGATATCTTACTTCGCTAGATGCCGTGACCTTCATCTCATTTCTAATCATCCCAAATTGTCTATAAATACGAACATTTTCAAGAATCTCTTCTAAACGAACTTGTGTTGCTTTACGATCAATTTTAGGTAAGAAAGTTAATTGCATCATATATAAAAACACCCCTTATTTATTTTGTTAACAAAAAACAAAAAGCGGACACCAAACTACAGAGCAATATCACTAATGCTCTTTATAGTTTGATGTCCGCTGGTTCTTCCAGTAGGACTAAATGTTTAATTGGTATTATTATATCATTTTCTCATATTTTAGTAACTTTCTTATTAGAAAAGGATTATTTCATTAGGTTTTCTATGAATTATTTTCCTCTATCTCTTGGCTTTCTTCTCTTATTTGACCGATTAATGAAACTACTGAACCGACCGCTTGGACCCAACTCCCCGTAATCACTATAAGCTGTCCATCCTCATCATCGTCTTCCGAAATTCCCTCCACTTTATCCCGACTAGCTTTCAATTCATCAATTCCACCTATTGCCTGTAATGAATTACCAGTCGCTTGTAACACATTCCCGACAATGTTATACGATTCATCTATATTGGAACTATCCTCTATTTCCCCACCTATTGATGTAACACCACCTAATGCTTGTATCCAATTTCCTGCAATCACTAATTTTTTTTGTGTTTCATCTTCAAATTCTATAATGAGTCCTGTGAGAACCGTTACATTACCAATTGATTGGATTTCGTTCCCAATCAATTCAAGGGATATTTCTCCTTGTCCATCAGCTTCCAGACCATTCCCCGTTGCCTGTAATACATTCCCCCATACGTTCAAGTCTTTTCTTAATTCGCTGTTCAATCTTTTTAAAGGTGTACTCCCAATCGCAGCAATAATTGTCCCTACTGCAACAAACCAAGCGCCAACTATCTCCTTAATCGGATCATCCATTCTCAATCTACCCCGTCATTAATTTAGTACTTACAGGATATGAATTGGCACATCTTCATGTTAATGGCCTACTTCTCTCCCTCCTGAATAAAACTCAATATTTCGTCGATACTATACATACATCTAGAGTTACATCCCTGTTTGGAGCAGTTAGTTTTTGCTAGCTGCTCTTTATTTTTAAAAATGCACGTAATTGACTGGACACACGTATAATATTTTGTGTTCCTTTCTATATAAAATAAGTTAGTCGTTACAAATGGATAATCTCGTCACGAGAGCATTTTATTAAGTGCTCTATTTATGTTTTAAACTAATACAAAATGAAATTTTTATAAAAGCTTTCTCAACACCCAATCAATGGAAACCTCTTTCCTTTTATGGTAATCTATTGGTAATACCATAAAGGTTTAGTGTTTCCTTAAAAGGACCCGTCCCCCTAATCGGGTCCTTTTAAGCGTTTTCTACTCAAATAGCGTTTTTATTAAAAACTTCTCACATTTAAACCGGACAAGCATATGTTACTGTATGGAAGCTTTCCATTCATAGCATTCTACCTTTCTTATTTGAGAGCACACTTATATGTGTGCTCTTTTTTATTTAAGATAAAATAACTATTTGTTAAAATTCCCGCTTGCCTCTTTTCTTTAATCACATGCTCCATAACTCCAAGTAAGGCATACAATATTAAAAATTTACTCATGAAAATCTGATTACGATTTTTTGAATTTTTTATATCTCATGAGACATTCACCTACCTAATTAGCACGCATACAATATCGTGTGTATTCATATTCAATATAAATTTTAGTCGGAGAGCTCTTTTCAAAGAGCTCTCTATTTTTCAAATCAGGACCTTGTTCTATTTTTTATTTAAAACGTATAAATCAAAATGGTGGTAAGTAATTATCTTGATAATTGAATAACTCTTATTTCGGCACCTATACGAGGTGATTTTTTTTGATTATTACAAAATAACTATTTTATTAAAATCTTCACGAGCAATAACTTCGAATTCTTAGATCAAAATGTACCTCTAGATGATTACAACATATGCTAATTTAAATACTTTCTAGGAAAGTAGGTGCGTACTATGCCCTCAGTTGTAGCAAACCTTGTCGTACAAAATAGTACTGGTTCTTTCAACTTAGGGGATTTTTATAATGTTTCTCCAAAAGAGAATACAAAATCTTATAATGGTTCAGGATCATCAAATGTTGGTTTTGTTGTCAATACCTTTAGCGGTGTTAGCGCAACAAACACATTTGATGCTGATGTTGCAGACCAAAACCAAGTTGGAACAGCATAAATTTATTCACTTTCTCTCTCTGAATAAAACTCAATATTACGTCAATACTGTAGATAGGCTGTTAAACAGCCGGAAATCTCTTATGTGTAACCGTACTGATTGAGACTTCCTTCAAGACTGAGCAGTTAGCTTTTGCTAGCCGCTCTTATTTTCTAAAATTGGTTATATTTACCTTATGTTTTTAACTTAATATTACGTTACAATATAAAAGAGTAGAATATATTGAGCTGTTATACCATTACCCTAGGAAACTAGGGTTTTTATTTCTACAAAATGAAATTTTGGGTTAGTTTTCTTTCCTGCATAATATTTCGATATCCGTTTATACTATAGTTGTATCCTATGCTACTTCTAAAAGCGTACAACGGAGCAGTTAGCTACTTCAGCTAGCTGCTTTGTTGTGCCAAATTAATTTTGGGTTCAAATAATTCACACCTTTTGAAAAATACACATACGATATTACGTATCCTTTTACAGTAATGGTACTGGTCATAAGAGCATCCTAAAAGTTTGCTCTTTTAAATTTAATCTTCTATTTAATCTGTTCACAATTTTATGAGGTAGACATATTATTAACAAGACAAGACATAGTTTATATATAGTGGTGCACAAAAAACTTTGTGCACCATTTTTCATCTCGATAACTTAGTAATTAAATAGCTTGTTTGTTCAAATACTTCACGCCCATGAAAAAATTACTTTTGGTATCACGTACTCTTTTACACTAAGAGCTTTGATCCGAAGAGCACTTATATATAGCGCTCTTTTTGATATGGAATTTGAAATAAAGGCTTGCTCTTAAAACCTTTTATGTAATTATTATAGGTTTCTTCCTTACACTCGTGTGTCTGTTTACTCATAAGTTGTTAAAGTATAAATATAAATTGGTAATTAATTTATAAGGGAGGTGTAAAAATGAGTAAATTTAAAAAGAATTGTCACATACCCTTTCCATGTTCCTTTCCTTTGCCTCAAATAGGGCCTACTGGAATAACTGGACCTACCGGCATAACCGGAGC